GTCGGCTCGCTGGAGCAAATGTCCAGTCGGTTGCCTTCGGTGTCCAAGACCGTCAGGCCGTTGTCAAATACCCGGTCGTTGAGAAATGGCATGTCCTAAACCTTTCCATCTATCGTGGTTTGTTACTGAATGGGTTCCACTTCAAACCGTGTCAGCCCGTTGGCCTCGATGACCCGATTGAAATGACTGAACCCATCCTCATTTTCCGATATGTCGATAATCAGGCTGGCGAGAATAGTACCAATAACCTGCGGGTCTGCTCCCTCAATTGGCGGAAACTCGCCTTGCCCCATTCCGGCCAGCAGGTCCACGAATGACTGTTGAGCTTGTGTCCGGCAACCGTAGTGCGTCACCGTCTGCCCGTCTGCCGAGAGCGTTGCTGAGAAGTTATTCGGCCCGTGCCCCAGTGCTTCGGCAACTGCATTGGCCCCGTCGCGGGTGTACGTTGGGGCAATCATCACGATGCTGTATTTCCACTCTGTTTGACTCATTAGAAAGTTACCCCCGCACGTTTGGCTAACAGGTTTCGCTCAAAATCTGCAATCGTCCCCGTGGGTGTTGCGGCTCCACGTACGATGAGCGTGTAGATGATGCCGTTGAATGGAAGCACTGCGTTGTTGCGGCGACCGATATAAATAGGATAGTTTCCAAAGTTTCCTGTTCCTGCATCAGTGCCAACTGATGCACCATTATCCGAAACTCCATTTACTCGTGCTGTTATTTCATCAGCTTTAGCGGATTGAGCAATATTAAATTGAGCAGAAACGACCCCCGTATGTGGAGAATTGTAAATGCGTGGACTGTATCCATTTACAGATGTTCCTCTTAACTGCAAGTAATAGTTTCCTGTATTGTTTTCACCAGAGCCAAGATGAAAACTTCCATTATTAGTCAAAGAAGTCGCAGAAAGCTCTATAATAGCAGGCGTGAAAGCATTGCTATTCTTCTGCACCCCCGCCATCACGGTCATCTTGTCGGTGCCGACTCGCTGGTAGTCGGTGAGAGTGCCGAGTTCAAGTTGGGCTCCCCAGAGGTAAATCCCGCTGGTTCCATCGCCGAGATACGATTGGCCGCGAGCAGAATTACTTGCTGTAATTAAAGCTAAATTGATTGTTTGCGAACTACCTGTCGCTGCCGTAAATTCGATAGCGCAGCGATACCAGCCGTTTCCTAAAGAAGTGATTTGCTGGGTCACACCTGCCGACTTATCACCAACCACGCCGTTTATCAAATCAAAGTTTGCATAGCCTGATGTCACCACCGCCGTAGGTATAACGAATTGCAGGTTTCTTCCGTTTGCTTTTGCGTAGACAGAATAGGTGTGAACAGCACTTGTAGTGAAAGTAGCCGCTTGCTGCACATTGTGGGCTGAAGTAGCAGCAACTTCAATTATCGAGTCGGCTGTCGAAAGACTTTCTATCGGATTGGCTTCGGAATTTTCCGTTACTGTCGAGCTTGTTTTCGTCCAACTGCTCGTCCCAAAGCTCTCCGTATCGACCAACAAATTCCGCCGTGTCTGAGCGGTCCAAGTGTTGAAATCCACGCTCGTCGTAATCAGGCTGTCGTCTGACCCGTCTGCCAACAGGCCCCAGCAGTCTCGCTTGCCGGATTCGGTTACGTCGTGGGTGGTGGTGACTCGCTGGTAGGTGGTTGCGGAGGAGCCGGTTTCGAGTTGGGCTCCCCAAATGAAAATGCCGGTCCCGTTTCCGGTGTAAAATTCTGAACCACCTGCCCCAAGCGTAGGAGTAGTGCTTGTTGCTAAATCAATAACGTGATACGTCAACCCAAATGAACGAGTATAGGTGATGCTGCAACGATACCAGCCATTTCCAGAATCGGAAATTGCAGCCGAAACACCACTGAACGTAGTCCCTGTCTCATTTTCAAGCGTTACGGTTCCACCGGATAAATCAAATATCGCGGTGTAAAATTGACTTGCTGAGTTATACGCCCGAAGTCCAACAACACTTCGGCCACTTGCTTTTGCGTAGCAAGAAAAAGTCGCTGTCGTCGTCGTTGCTGTTTGATACGCATTGTGCTCTTGAGAAGCCACCGTATCAATAAGCGAATCAGCCGTTAAAGTCCCATCGGGTGCTGTTGTTGCGTTCGGTGATATTGTTGATTGGAATTTAACCCACCCACCACTCGTTACGTCAAACTGCTCGCTATACGTCAGCAGATTCCGCCTGCCCCCATCCGGAGTACGGCACAAGGCCGGGCGACTTCCGCTGGTCGTCTGGTACGGGTGAATGCCGGGGATTTCCTTGACGGAGATATTGTCGAGAGCGAGGACCGTTCCCGCTGACGTTGCCTCAAAAATGATTTGGGTGTCAGAACTTCCGGCAAGACAGAAAACCCGATACGTTCCTGTTGCTGCGTAGGTAGACGTTCGATTTCCGCCCGTGTAAACACGAACGCCACCGGACGAAAAACTAGCTACCGTGAAGGTAACAACGTAGAACTTTCCAGCCGTAACAACACCAGACCGGAAAACACCGTTGTTCAGTGCTACAGTGTTATAGTTGGCAAGCCCTCCTGAGATAGTCACGTTGGTTGATTTCGTCCACCACGTATCACTATCGAACCCGCCATTCGTCACCAACTCCGCCCCAAGATTCTCCAGCCCGCCACGGCTCGAATCAATCACAAGGCCAACTTGGTCGCCGGGATAAACAGCAGGGGCCACGCCATTTGAATCGACGTAGAGGCTGTGCGACGGGAACGCCGCTTTGAACTCGGTGTTGAAGTCGGTGATGGGCTGGTAGGTGGAGAGCGAGCCGATTTCAAGCTGATAGCCTGTAACCCGAAAGCCCTTTGCACTTTGGCCGGTGTACTTAACGGCCCCAAAATTCCTAGTCGTCAATCCGCTTCCAGTAACCGTTCCGCTGATTCGGTAAATTGAACCGGATACAAGAGAAACCGTAATCCCAGAGGTTGCGAAGTTACTTTCCAAAATGAGGCACAAGTCGCCCGTTGTCGTGTTAGTGCCAACCACCGGAGCGGAGTCGTCGTCCATTTGGACAAACAAGGAAAATGTATAACTCGCACTTGCAACTGTCTGAATGACTTTATAGGCAAAACGGGTCAACGCATTATCGACAAATGCTATTGAATTAGAAAAGCCGCTAATACTTGAAACCGCATCGGTAACATTGCTGCCCGTTCCAAGTTGAGCCACCGTCCCTTCGGTGTATCCAAGCAGATTCCGCCGCCAAGTCTGCTTGGCTTCGCTCGCCCCGTTTCTATCCCCGATGTCGATGGCTAAACCGAGTTCGTTTTGGGCGAACAGAGAGCGGACGTTGGGTTGTTTGTTAGCACCAAGAAGTAACAGACTCATTTACTTGGCTCCATACCTGGACTTCATCCAATTGAGAAAGTGTGCGCCGTATTGCTCACCACTTCCCCAAGCATGATAAATTTCATTCTTGTTTGTGCTGTGGTAGAACTTGTCTGACGGTGGTGCTGCGCGGTAACCCAAATAGTGCATCACTTCATGCAGCAACCAAATCCTGCCAATCTTGGCTGTGACACCAGCTCGGGAATTGCTGAACTTGATCTTCCCGTTGCCTTCGTACAAACCACCATCAGCAATGTTCTGGAAGTAAATCCGGATGTTGGCTTTGCTGGTCTTGGATGTCTCAACAAACTTGGCACCGGATTGCTTGGACAACTCAGCAAATGCTCCACGAATCACCTTCAGGGTTTGAGCGTTACCAAGTCCCTTCCATGAATAGTTGGGGTGACTGCCATAGGGCAGACCATAGGTGAAGGTTCTTCCCTTCCCTGTCAGGACAGCTTCCGCTTGTTCCACAAGGACTGGTTCAACATGTAAGCAATTGCAGAATGATTCCATGATCTTCTCTGGATGAGATTAGCGAACGATTCGGAGATGAGCGCGGAGGGTACGGGCACCACCTTCATTGCTGCCGCCCTTCAACCTGATCCAACGACAGGCATTGGTTCCTTCCAAGTCCAGTTGGATGAACCTGACAGCGTTGGTAGCAACAGTGATGGTGACCTGAGATCCGTCAGCTTTGTAAACTGGAGCCCAATTTGTTGAACCATCTTCGCTGGTTTCGAGAGCAAAGGAACTGTTAGTCAGGGCAGCAGGTGTGGTAATTGCAACCAAGGTTCGGTTCTTGGTTTCAATTGTGCTGCTGGTGCTTGAGTTGTTGTCAAACGTCAAGTCGAGTGAGAATACCTTTAGAGGACGACTCATTGAGAACCACCTTCTTTCAATTGATGTTCGATTGTTTCAAGTGTCTTGTTTTGCTTGTCACTCTTTTCGTTTAGCGACTTGATACCAATACTGATACCTTCTAGCTCATTGGCAATTTTGCCATTGTTCTTTTGGTGTTCCTCAACGATGACAGTGATCTTCTGAACTGACTCATCGACCTGGTTGATGAACTGAATTTGTCTAGCAGTCAATGGTTGGATGACGTTTTCACCAAGCCATACTGAACCGTTGTAAGCACCAATGCCGAGAAGGATAAGCAATACTGTTGGTAGACCCAACTGCTTGATGGTGGTAATCCACCATGGCTCCTTTTCCACATACACCTGCCTTGTCTCAACTTCAATGGACATGCTAACTCTCTTGGATGGGCGTTACGAAAAAAGCCGATGCCGATCTTGCAACCGACATCGGCTTCACAAAAGGAACCCGCAAAGGAACCTGAGTTGAAAACTACGCTCCGACGTAGCCGTAGCCGACGCAGTTGGGAACGTAGAGAACTGGCAGGTAGTTGTCCAAGAACTTCAGCTCGTAGCCGGGAGGATCAATCACTCGGGTTGCCCAGTTGGTAAACCCTGTCGCAATACGACCCTGGCTCATGAGGTTCTCAGCAATCGGTTCGCTGCCGATGGTCATGCCAACCCATTCATCCGAAGGGTCAGGCATGGTCATGACGTAATCATCGGGGATGAGGTACTCAACGCCGGTTGCACCAAGAGTGGTGATGGTGTCGTTGGTGTCACCAGTTGCCGACAGCACACCGTCGTACACATGGAAGGTGAACAGGGGCAGAGCGCGGAACTTGACATCGAAGCCGGTGTCAGCAATTCCTTCACGGCTGGTGATTTGTCGGCTCGACAACGATTCAAACACCGTCATCGACTGACCACCCAGTTCATGAAGCCCGTCGTTGTTCAACACCTTGTTGTAGGTATTGGTGTTCATCCAGATGTGACGCAAAGGACGACCCTGAACACGGCTGTAGGCAGCGTTCAGCTTGTTGAGCTGACCAACGATGTCAGCCGAGGGGTCAGTCCAGTCGGTCAGGATGTTGCCGCCCGAACCCATGTCCATCCGGGTCTTGTTGGCAGCAGGGATCTGGTAGTCAACGATGATCTCGTCGGTTGCACCAGAGTTGTAGTTCTTCAGACCATAGGAGTCGCCAGTGCGATCCATGTTGAAGCCACCACGCAGCATCCGGCTGAGCATCCATTCCCGTTGGTTGCGGAAGCGGTCAGTCAGGAAGCGAACCTGACGAGCAACCTTCTTCTGCCCACGAACGTCAACGATGTTGCCAACCTGACCACCCAGGTCACGCTGATTGAAAATCTCTTCGTCGAGAATCAGGACCGATTCATGTGCACGGAAGAGATGGGCCGATGCGTAGCCGATTCGCTTCTTGCGAACACGAACAGGACCAGCAGTTGGAGCCCGGCCAGTCGCAAACTGACGGGTTGAGTCAAAGATGTCCCAACCGAAGTCACGACCAGTGACAACATCGGTTGCAGCATCATTATCACCGGACATGAAGCCGAAGAACTTTTGGAACAACGAGAGAGGGGTCGAAATCCGGTTGACGATTTTCGTGATGACCGGGGCCGACAACATCTCGTTGACGGTTACACCTTGAGTGGTAGACATGTGTGAAAAAACTCCTGAATGATTGGTTGAAAATCAACGCTGGTTGGCTCTGGTTATTACAGAGTTTCAACCAACCACAAAGAACCGTTGCCACGAATCTTCCGAACAGTGCCATCAACGGACAGCGAGTTTGCTGCCGAAGAGTTGGCGACTTTGATGTTGGACGAACCCGAGGTCAAGGTAATGGTTGCCGAGGTTGCGGTGTTGCTGAAGAAGGTGAACTCGATTCCCTTGTAGGCAACCAACGAACCCAGCGCGATGGTGACAGTTCCACCAGTGTTGAAGAAATACTTGTGGCTGTCATCGTAGTCCAAGGTGATGCCGCCAGATTGCTGAGCAGCAGACACGTTGACCACATTGTTTTCAGGACGACCCTTATCGAAGTCGTCATCGAACATGAAGCGGGAACGCATGAAAGCCCGAGCCAAGTGGTTGTTGGCAGCAGACTCGGCCAAGCCGATGTTGGTCGTGCCGGGGACAATCAGACGATTGGCTCGAACACCACCGCTGATGATGATGGCACCAGTCAAACGGTCAGTGCTGGTTCCGTTCATCAACATCGAGCGAGATTCCTTGAGAACCCCGTAGATGTATTCCGAACCGTCAGTTGCGGTGGGATCCCAAACCTTCAGCTTGTCAGTGGACTCAACTTTGCCCATCAGCAAGCCAGCGCGAAGGATGTGGGTGTAGTTGGTGTTGCCGGTGTCCCGAGTGGTGCCATCGACAAGCATCCCGGCGACTTCGTGGTTTTCCCAACGACCCCAGGTGAACTCATTTTCAAAAGTTTCGATTGCGGCGGAAATGCCCGGTACTCGGTCACGACCACCATAAACCATTTGAATCGACATGAAATGTTACTCCGATTGTTTTGTGGAATTGAATGAGGGCTGATCTCGGTCGATTACAGCTTGGCGAGCAAACCGTTCACGATTTCATCAGCGCGATTCTCGTCAACACTTCCGCTGTTCAGCGTCTTGTTGGCTTCAATCTGCAATTGACCATTGACATCGCTTGCCATTGCAATCACCGGGTTGGTGACGTTGTTGGCAACGACAACACTTTCCAAGGCTTCGATCTTGCTTTGAACAAGAGGGCTGACCGGAGATCCATCGACACTGAATGCCATCTGGATTGCGTCAACTTCCTGTTCGTAGCCAGCCTTGGCAGCATCGCTGATGATGTTGCGCTGACGGAGTTTGCTGATTCGTCCCTTCAGGTCAGCTTTCAGACTGTTGGTGAACAGAGAAAGCATACCTTGGTTTTGGGACTGGATGGACTTGAATGCTGGGTGACTCATCACAGTCTCAACGTCAACCAAGTTCTGCTGAACCTGTGCGCCACCATTTTGCTGATTCACTGACATGACAACCGGAACCTCACTGATTTCGGATTTGGGTGGGGGTTTCAAGACAGTTCCACCATTACTGTTGTTGCCTTCAGACAACTGTTTCTGGAGGAGAGCAGCAACGAGGGCTTCTTGAAACTCCTCGCTGGGTGTGTTCGGTGGCAATTTGATTTTTGCTACCTTCTCCAGAAGAACGAACACATCCGTTGTATTGAGCATGGGTGCTGCGCTTTGACCGGGATCGTCCTCCAAGTCGTTGACATTCCCGGTGAGAGTTGATGCAAAGTCGTCAACACCCATGCTGATGATGCGATGGCTCATGGCAAGTGTCAGCCCATCGGGAGCTGGCTTGAAGTTCTCCTGCCCCGGTTCGATTGGGGTAGTGCAACAAGCGATATGGGTGATGACATCATTCCATTCCCGTCCGAGTCCATCGACAAATTTTGGTACGGCGAAGATTGATGTTTCCTTGACGGTCTTTCCGATCTTCTCAGCATCAGCTTCGACCGGAACATCAATCACACCAACCAGTCGTCCACTGTCATCCTGTTTCAGCGTTTCCCAGAACCCGAAGTTATCCTTGGAAGAATGACTTGAGCCCGGCACAGCCTTTTGATCGTGAAATGCAGGTGCGGGAACACTCAACCCTGCTTTCTTCATCTCATTGTGTTGCTGAACCCAATGATTGATTCGTTCTTTGGTGATCAGTTTTGCATGACGTTGCCCCTTTGAGTCAGACACAACATACATGCCAGGGGTGAGAATCTGCTTTTCAAACTTTGGCATTGTTTGTTCCTAAAACTTTCGCAACGAACAACACAAGCATATAATCCGAAAATCGCCAGTCAATTTCAATTTTTGCCAAAGGAACTGTTGCATGGCTATTGATTACGCAAATCTTTCAGCCCAACTTGGAGAGATGTATGATGCCATCGTCGAGATGGAAACATTTGGTGCAACTCTCGAAGCTCGTCGTGTGTCTATGTTGACAGCAATGAATGTTACCGACACCACTGACATGTTGGGTGATGTAAACCAACTTTTTACCAATGCCAAGAACAGTGTTAATACAATGCTGTCGTCGGTTGTCTCTCTGGCGAAGAAAAGGATCGTCCACAAGATTTCAATTCTCGATGAACTCCCGTCGTTGACTGCGAAAGACTACAACAACGTGGTCTACGAATTGATCGACGACATGATTGCAAACTCAGAAACAATAAAAAAATCTACTCTGACTGTCAGTGCAATCACCAAAACTGCCACCAATTCCAATACTGGTGACCTGATTGTGACCAAAAAGCTGCCCGGCAATGAGGCTCCCGGACAGGGAATGTATGCCCACATGGGCGTGATCAGCACAAGCACATCAGGGATTGATTCGGAATTGACCCTGACCGACAGCTTTGTGGTTACTGTCCAGAATGATTCCCAGTCATCAGGTGGTGGAAATGAAACATTTGTCATCACCAGCCTGCCATCAATTCAGGGTTCATTCAATGTCAACGGTGGTGGTAACACAGGGACCAAGTATCTGAGCCAAGCCAAGCCTCAGAGTATCATCAGCAACTTCTTTGCTTCGTTCAGTGGGACTGTCCCTGTTGGTTGGACTGCGCTGGACTCAGCCGATTACGCTGAAGAGACATCTGTTGTGATGTTTGCTGGTACATCCTGTTTGCGAGTGGTATCGGCTGGAACCCTGAGTTACGACTTCAGCAGTTCAGCTCGGGCTGGTCAGGTTCTCAGCCTGTCGATGTATGTTCGTCGTCATGCCAGCGAGACAGGCAGCTTGAACATTCGGGTTTATGCCAACAGCACCTTGGTTGTGAACCAGAACATCACATCAGGTGCAACCAGTTCGTCAGCTTGGACCCTGTTCAACTATGTTGTCCCGATTACCAAGGAGGTTGGAACTTGCTATATCGAGATCATCTCAAGCAGCATCACCAATGCCTACTACATCGACAACGGCGCATTGAGTCCATTCACCTACCATGCCGGTCTTGGATTCGCTGTAACCAAAGGGACAGGAATCTTCGTCAAAGGCGACGATTTCAGATTCACTACAACCAACAACAATGCCGGTAAGCTGCAACGACTGTTTGCTCGGGTGTTTGGCTATCAACCACCAACAACGACAGCCGGATTGGAAACCATCTCTGACCCTTAGTAGAGTGGGTGGGATGGTTTGAACACACTTGGAAGATCGAAGTAATCAACAGCTACTTCATGATTGTAGTTCTCGGGCTTGCTCATTACGTTGTGCCATTTGACGTAATTGCAGGCCCGAGAGAGTGTGTCAACAATGTCATCTGTCTCATTCGGATGACCTTGCCAAGTGAAGATTTCATTCTCAGCAGTCTTGCCCCATTCTGAATACTGGGGGAACCAGATCCTGCCATTCTTCATCTGGATGATAGCTACCGTGGCATCTCGCAGCTTATCGGTGTCCTTGAACACACCTTCAACCACCATCCCCAAACGATTGGCATACTGCACCACACCTTTGCCGATGCCATTCTCTTCAATGATGACCTTGCTGGGCCTCCAACGGTAATACTGCTCCCACATCCGGTCAATCACTTCAGGGATCTCTTCCCGGAACCGTTCCATGTGCAACCACAACAGATTGTAACACTTGGTCAATGCCCATGTGCTGATGACAGTCCATGATGGGTTGTATTTGGGATTGAAGTCAGTGTCACCCGGACCCTCAGTGAGACTGGATGCACTGTCAATCGTCTGGAACACTTCAGCAATATCACGTTGCCAATTGAGATGGGTGCCTGATCGATTGGGTCCGAGGAACAACAGGTCACCCGTTTCACTGAAGAACCGTTGGTGTTTCTGTTGGAACCGAGCATTGGCAACAAACCCCCAGTCACCATGTTGCAATTGAGCCCGATGTTCATCCGTCAGATTGGAGAGTGATTCGGTGTATTCTTCCTGATTCAAGAAGGGGTTGTCTTGCAGGAAAGATGGAATGAAGGGTCTGTTCTTGTCTTTACCAACCCAACTGACCACTTCCTTGTCATTGATCGTTTTCTTCTCAGCCTCAATCTTGAAGCGAGCCTGAACCCACCTGTGACCCACACCCCCAGGATTTGTAGTAGCCCGCATTCTGATTGGGAGTGATGCCATCATCCGACAGATCGAACACTCAGGGTCATAATTCTGTTTGTGGTCAAGACAATTACACTTACGCAACCGGGAGAACAGGTAGGTGTAATCCTGCTCAGTGTGCTGGGTCAACTCATCGAACCCAACCATCTGCAATTCGATACCCTGATACCGGGAATAAGCATTAGCATCACCGATGTACCCGAAGGTGATCGATGAATCCTGCAACCGCTTACCCTTGGAATCAAAGGTCTTGAAATAGAAAGCATGGTCTGAGGCGGAATAACGGACTTCCTTGGTCCTCAGATAGGGTGTCAGCCATTCTGTTGCGCGGGAGAGGAGAGCGTTGGGCAGCTTGAGGTCAGCCAATGTTTTCCTCATCAAGAGAGCTGCAAATCCCGGTACATCCACATATTGCAATGCCCCCATCAGGAGAGCATCGGACTTACCACCACCAGCAGCACCACCAAACAGTGCTTCCTTTTGTGGCACCAGCAGGAAAGCTGTCTGTTTGATGGTGGGCTTGTGGGGGATGAACTTGGTCAACCGTGGTTTCAGGAACCCGGCCAGCTTGTTCAGGTCAGCAGTCATCAGGCTGGTTTCTTAGAAGCGAAGGACTTGCAGATTTCTTCGTGCATGATGGATGCAAAGTCAATGATCGACTTCACATTACTCCGCACGTAATTGGCATTCTCAGAGGCTTTCTTCATCATGTTGGGGCTGACTCGAAGGTGAACCAGCATGGCAGTCTCAAGACATTTCTCGAATTGCACTTGCATGTCCAATCCAGCCACCCCGGTTGGTTGCTTGAACTCCTGCAACTTCTTGATTGATGCCTCCAGGTTGTCAATCAACTCAGTCATGAACGTGCAGCGAGCTTCCAGCTCAGTGATCTTCTCAATCAGATCAATCTCTTCAACGACTGCGGATTCCTTTTGCTTAGCCATATACTCTCCAGAGAATGAGATGGGGAAATTTCCTGAAGTTTACCAATATCAACCTATACGTCAATAAAAAACCCTCTTGCTGCCGTAACAACAAGAGGGCTTCAGAAAGGAATGAGCTGAGATGGGCTCAGTACCGCAATACTACTTTTCCTTGCGATGTTCGTCAACTGCCTTGAGCATCTCTTCCACTGTGGCATCAGCCAGATCACGCACTTCAGGGTGTTCTGCAATCTCATGCAAATACCGGAATGCACTCAATTTCTGAATGTTCTCAGGGTGTCGCTTCTTCCAAGCATCAGATCCAACCCGAGTCCGGTAATCAATATCATCCAAATGACCCCATTTAGGTTCCTTAGCCATCAATCTCCTCCAATCTCCGCTTGATCGATTTGCAATACTTCGGGCTGATCTCACAGGTAATGCTATTCCTTCCCAACTTCTTGGCAACTGCACTGGTAGTCCCCGAGCCACCAAATGGGTCATAAACCACATCCTTGGGGTTGGAATAAGCCCTGATAATGCGTTCCAAATACTTCTCAGGTAACTGATTATCATGCCCCTTCCTTTTCTGGGAGGAAGTACCTTGCACCCGTCCCCAACCTGGCCCATCAATCTCCGGGATGCCCCAGACAGTTCCCGGTAACCGCATCCCTCCACGCTCAGTGTCATGAATCCGCTTGTCCTTGTATTTGGTAGCCCGCAATGAAGGGACCAAAACAGCATCCGAGTTCCATGTTGGCTTGTCACCAATCCGATTCAACACAAGCAGGTGGGTCCGCGCATCAACCCAATTGGTTCTCCGACACTGACCAAACCCGTAGTAGAGGTTCACCCACGTTGTCAGCTCCCACACCTTGGTCTGAGCCAACCATTCAAGGTAGATCATGCAGAGTTTGTCAGGTCCATGCAGACAGAGGGTTCCATTCGGCTTGATGCAGAACGAAGTCAGGCTGATTCGGTCCTTCAGCCACATCTTGAACTGAAACGGGTCCATGTCGTCGTCATGAACGTCGTAGTTCCGCTTGATGTTGAATGGTGGGTCCATGAAACCGAGGTGAACATCCCGGTATTTCTCATGTTTCTTGTAGGAGATGCAGTCAATGTTGAGAACTCGGTGGAATCCCATGGTTTTTCCTCCAGAAAAGGGCTTGACTAGAACGATATACAGATAGTAAGATGTTCACACTTACAGTTCAATCACACCTTCAAGGAGTCAAATTATGGCAGTAACTCGCCAAAAGCGCAACTGGAAAATCCTCACCAACGGCAAGGAACACAAACTTGT